CCTTCCACATCGAAGGTATCATCGATCTCCTCAACACCAGTATCCAGAATTTCATCTTCTCCTCTGAACAGTTCGCAACTTAGTTCGTAAACGTAATTTTTTTGTAACTGATAAAAAGGTTTTTCATGTTCAACAAACTTAATTTCAAAAAGTCTGTCGCCAAGTGGAAAATAAATTAAATCTCCTTCTTTAGGACGAGTTGCAAGTTCAATGTTTGGTAAGTTCTTGATTAGTGGAGTAATATAACTAGAAAATCTTTCTTGTGATATAATTAACTTAAGTTCATTCGTTGACTGAACACCAAATTTTGATAAAAGAACTGTGTTTTCACCATATCCATCAAAATTGTCAACATATGCCTCAATAGGATATGATTGATTAAATTCCGAAGTAATCACTTCACGAATTACCTTATTTTTAGTAACATATTGTCTTGGTAAGTAATATACTTCAACACCATACATCCTCAACTGTTCGTTGATCAAGTCCTGAACAAGACTTTGCTCTCCTTGAGAACCTTGTAAGAAAAAAGGATTTAATGCCATTATCCGATAAAGTCAAGTGGAGGGAGTTCATAAGTATTAGACATTTTTTCCATGATTTTATCTAAATCATTTTGTCCATCTTCATAAATTTGTCTACCGTTAAGTTCAACTCCTCCTGGAAGTTTAACACCTTGGAACTTCATCAAGTTTTGTCCCCATTGACGCTTTATCAATGCAGTGAGGTATGGTTTAATAAAAGAGTCGTTGTATACTCTTGAAAAATCATTAGGATCGACTGTTCTAAAACAATCAATAATTATAAATTCACCCGCTCTAACTGAAGCCCAATCAATGTCAAGATACAACCTATCCATTCTCTGATTGAATCTTATTTGTTTGTGAGTATTCAGTAAGAAGTCTAAATCTTCAAGATATGTCTTTGTCATAGCATATGACAGCAACTCAGTATTTCCAAAAAAATAAACATCATTTAGGAACAATTGATATTTGACGCTAAACATGTTATTTGTAACAGTATTAGCACCGGCAAATTGATATATCTTATTAATTCCTATGACAGAGGGTGGTATCTGTAAATAATTGCTATTTTCAATGTAAGAGAATGTGGTAGAGGCTCCATCAATCGTAGATGAAGCAGTAGTTGTTACAATACCTGCTGTAGTTACAGATGAAGAGGGACTTCTACCCCTATTAATATCGTCTTGAGTTATTTGATATTTTAAAAATACCTGTCCAACACCATCAAAATGTCTTTCATGAAAGTATTGAATTGCATCATCAACTAAGTCCTCGACTTGCTCATCGGCAACGTTGATCTCAAGGACAGGAGCACCTAACTTTCGTTTGCAGTAGTCTACTAACTCCGCTCTAGTTGATGGTTGCATTTATCTACTTTTTACCTATTTATGGGTTTGTAGCAATACCTGCTTTAACTAATACATCACCATTAATAATATTGAAAGTAGTGCTTCCAGAACTTACTAAAACATCATATACATATCTTCCTGGTTTGAGATTTCTTGTCACTGCAGAGTTAAGTGATAAAGTTATGACACCACCCGCAGCACTTGTAATACCAACAGTAAACGCCGTAGTAACTCCTAAAGTAGCACCAACTGCAACACTTTTTGATAACGCTGCAGATCCAGTCCAATTTCCACTTGATCCAGTATCTAATCTAAAAGCAGATCCGTTAGGATTGGTAATAGTAAATTTATCACTAAAAGTCGCTCCACCATAAATGTTTAAATTTACAGCGTACGGAGCACCAGATGCTACATCATAGGTTACGTTCTGATTAGCCATTTATGTTTATTTCCGATAAAGTCTCTTGTTGTTTATAATAAAGTTTTACAAATGACTTTGCAATGTTTCTCAAAGTATCTCTATCATCACAACTATCTATCTCAGATGCCAACTTGGTATATTCAAAACTTTTAGATAAATTACTAAGTTTAATCGATTCGGGATCCATAGAGTGCCTCCTTAAGTAGTGATTTTAACTCACTAATTTCATTTTGAATATTAGCAAGATCTTGTTCAACATTCTGTATTCTAACACTCTCTTTGTCTTTGACACTTTTATTCATTATGTAAGATGAATATCCTGAGGAATCAGTATTGATGATAGCACCGGTTGTACTGTCTCTCAGGAGGTTATTGTGTCCTTCTACTTTTTGTTTCATTATGCAAGTGCTATCACTCTAAGGTTTCTGATTTTAGGTGGATTTGCTTGATTAGTAGATGTGAGAAGAAGTTTGACTCTATATGACTTGAAGGAAGGGAGTTCATCAATTGTAAATGTGTGCTCTCTATATTCTTCAGTAGAGGAAACAAAAGTGTCACTAGAACCGTCATTATTTGCAACATCGATAATTTGTCCTCTCTCGTTAATATTGTTAAATCCAGGGAATGCCTCATAGATGGGATTAAAATTCTGATGATCAGCGATTGCAAAGAATCCTCTGATATCAGCATCTCTATCTTTGAAAACATCAACAATAATTTTTAGCGATGTCGCAGGATTTTCCAAAGTAATTTCTTTAGAAAGATATTGGAAAGCAGTTGGATCAGTATCAATTCCGTTGACTCTACTGTCAGTTACATAATTACTGATTACGCTATCTACGCGGTTTGATGTGTAGATGACACTCATTCTCTGGGTGTCGATAACAGGAGAAACTCTAGAATCGGTGGTGCCGAAGTTAAGTCTCATAGTCATGGACTTATTGCCAGGTAAAGTAGTGAGTTTTGCATCCTCATTTACTTTAGAAGCAATGATTCTAGGAGTGGAGAAGTAATTTGATCTGGAAATAGAGATAGCTTCAAATCCTTGATCAATATAAGGGATTTCAGTGCCACTAATTGAAGCGCCAGATACAGTTCTGACTTCAGCGTCAATATTTGTACCTCTTACGGTAACATGCTGAATTTGTGGAGTCAGAATCTCAAAAGGAATGTTTTGAGTTGCTTTGATGTTGCTTCCACCAGTTGATTTTGTTTCACCCATGTAAAGAATGGGGAAACTTTCACCAGTCGAACGTCCAACTCCACTAGCGCCCATATCAAGTTTTACTTTATAAGTGTCAAATGTACGAGGACTTGCGGCAGTTACATCATTGAGATTGTGAGTTTTATTAATTCTTCTCAGAGATACATTACCGAGTTCATACTTGGATACTTTAGTACCAGAGAGATAGTTCTTAGCAACTGTGCTATCAATTCCTCTTTGCGTAATTGTAATTGTATTTCCAGAGGCAGACTCATAAGACACAATTTCTTCGCCAATCTTCAGATAACCAAGGTTAGTAGTTCCAACTCCAACATTTTCAAATGTGTCAAATCCAGTTGTAGCATCTACAGTGATAGGTGATGTAGAGGAAGCATCAATAGCTGCAGTTAGTTTAACGGGAAGAACGTCAGACTCAACATCAGAAATTACAACTCTGTTGTCAGCAAAATTCATACCATGGTTCTTATGGTTGACAGTAAAGTGAATACCATCAGAGACAACAGAATTAATTCCGTCAATCAGAACATTACCGCCAGAGGAAGCATTCAGATCGGTTCTAAGTCCAGAGTTGTTGATGAATTGAACCGTATTACCTGCTCCTGTGATGAAGTCTCCCTGAACATTATCTAAGAGGAGTTCATTTGTATTAGCAATTGATACCAAAGATAGTCTTAGATTTCTACCCAAGTTATTATTACCAATAGTGGAGATACCTAATACATCACCAACCACATATCCTTGTCCACCACTTGCTGCAACGTATTCGGAGATCGTAGCACCAACAGCAACTCCATTATCAATGGTAATATCAGCCTTAGCATTTCTACCATTGCTGGTGATATTGACAAGTTCTACACCCGTATATTCAAGATAACCAGAAGAAGGTGTAAATCCAATACCAGCGTTAATAATATTCAGAGTGCCAGTTGCAATACCTGCTTTTCCGATAAAATCTCCAGATGCATTGCTACCATGCTGAACGATAGTGTTGCCAAGTGTAAGATCTGTATCTTGAAGTGTAGAACCGATACCAATACGAACCGATCTCGACGCAAGACTAATTGAATTGGGTAGTAGTTTGGCAATTTGATTATTACCGCGACTCAGTTCTGGACTATAGACTTCAATAGATCCATTTTGAACGAAATCTGCTCTGTAAATGGTGAACTTAAGATCTTCCCACTGACTTGGTTCCCAAACAGATCCATTTTGAGACTTATAAAGAGAACCAAGATAAGGTTGATTAGAAACGAACGTCTGTGTTACTAAATCATTTTCACCAACTCTTGAAATGAATACTCTGTATCTTGCAGATGCAGATCTGATAATCATAGCATATTCAATTCCTGGTTCCAGATAAACAGGAGCTGGAAGTGTAAATGTTGTTGGAACAGATCCATCATCACTGACGCTAACTTGATTGGGGAACAGGATTGATTGAGACAATGGAAGAATGTTTGTCGTAGGAGTTCCATTTTCAACTGTTCTCAGTTCAAAGATTACAGGGATTCCAAGATTATCAACTTGCTCGAAGAAAATATCACACTTAGTAAAGAATATGCCAGTGTTATCTTCAATTACAAAAGTCTGAGCAAGTGGATCAGGTGGGTTAATATTTCTAGTACTTACTGAAATGTCTCGATTTATAATTTCTGACTCAATAACTTGTGTGCCAACGGCTTCATTTATCTGTCTAATATCTCTTGTGTCAGCGATTGCTTGAGATTGGACATTGGCATTTCTAACAGAAACAATATTTTCTTGAACTGTTTCAATAACACCACTAATCAAGAAAGTAGAAGTTGCGCGAGTTGATGCATTAAACAAGTTGTTATTTACATCATCAATAAAAGTGAGAACTTTTGTACCAACTTCAAATCTAGGATTAGTTACTACATTTGGATCAGGAATAAAGAAACTTCCAATAAGAGAGGAACTAAAATCAGACACAAGTCTTACTTGAGAAATAGTTGCTTGAGCGCCACTTGTTTCTCCAACTAATATCATCCCAGGAGCAACACTACCTATGAATGCGCCTTGTGGTTGATCACACAATGAAAATGTATCAACATTCAATATAGTGGATGTTGAAGAATATGCATTAGGGAGCGTTTGCGAATTGTTGTATGGGTTATTTGTAAATACTTCTGTTGCACTATCAAATGCACCAGATTTGTGATTTGCCTGTGCGGCTCTAAATGAAATTGTTGGATCTCCCTCAGAAGATGAAGTATCACCAACAGGACGCATTGTTCCAGTTACAGTCTCTCCTACTTGGAAAGCACCTGTAATCATACTGATTTCAATTAATTTGGGAATACAGAAATCGGTAATAGCGACACCATCAAAGAAACCATAAACCTGTGTATTCGGTTTTAGAGATCTGATGTTGAATTCAATATTTCTAGATCTTGCGAATGAAATTAAATCTCTGCTGACAACTCTATCTCCAAGAGACTCATTATCAAACTGTTCAGTTACAACAGTTCTTGTTCCACTTCTTGAAGCAACACCTGTATCAAATACTTGACGTGTTGTGTCTCTAAAAGTTGTAGTAGTGGTGGTAGTAAATCTTGTATTCCATCTATCTGAAACATCTCTCTGAATGGCAGTTCTAGTTTGAGAACCAAGAACCTCTTCTTGTCCAGTCCAGTTATTAACCCAAGAGTTCCAGATAGCAGGAGCAAAACCAGTTTGAGGATCTACATTAAGTGTTCTAGATGCTCTTTCAAGAGTTTCTGTAAAGTTACCTTCAGTCTGAACAATGTTTGCTTCAAGTCGAACTTGATCAGTCCAAGAATCAGAAGCGGGAAGAAGTTCAAGAGCACCTACCCAGAAACCAATGATGAAAGGAGTTACACTCTCAGTGCGAGTGCCAAAAGATTGTTTTAACCACTCTACATCGGTATAATCAAGAGTTACAATATCATTTGTCTTTCTGATGTTTGTTCCATCAGGATTTGTAAACCTTAAATCACCTGATCCAGTCTGACTTTGTGTTAAATCAGTTAAAGTTGTGTAGTGTTTAGGACGTGCCTCTTTTTGATTGAAGTCAACACTATTTCTTAGATCAACTGATTCTTCCTGAGCAAGGAATGAAGTGAAATTATCTACAAAGAAACCAGACTTAAATCTGTTCAATCCATTTGCATCAGGAACAAACAAGTTTGCAGTATTTGTTTCTAGCAATGAAAGCGAAGTAAAGAACTCAAGATTCTTGATTCTGTTTTCAAGTTGCTTGATGTCTACCATTCTGTAACGCTTATGCTCTAAAAACTTCTTAGAGGCATGAGTTACATTATAAAG